TCCTTGAGTACTTTAAATTCGTTTTGTAGGGACTTTAACGCACCCAGGGACTTATCAAACGGGTCTCCACCTGTTAGTGTACGCTGGGACTGTAAAACGTCCTGTAGGGTCTTTAAATCGTCTGTAAGGATACCTGTAGCTTTAGCCATTGCTAGAGTACTAGATTGACCTTTAGAATAACCTTGAGTCATGAACTCAAGGATAGCTTGTTGACGCTCTAATACTGTTGTGTTCTGTTTAGCAGAAGCAGTCGATTCGTCGGTTGCTTTTGTTGTTTTATTTTTAGCTTGAACTAATTTTTCTTCAGCTAATGCAGTCTTAGCTACTTGAGTAGCAGTTTTCTCTGCTGCTAAGTTTATTTTATTCTGACTGATAGCTGTATCAGTAGAAGCTTTATCTAGACCTTTTAAGTCCTTGGATAATTTAGCCGCAGCTACGCCTAGATCGGCAAGTTTAGTCGCCGCATCTTCTAGAGGTTTAGTATTGATTTTAAAACCAATTTCTGATAACTCAAGCATAATCTTTCCTTTGTTTGTTCCTATTATTCTTTATGTAATCACCTGAGTAACTACATAAAGAATAAGCCTACAGAGTCAACGTGTAGGCTTTTAAGTTATTTCTTATTATTATTTTTTATTTACCGTGGCGGTCTGAATACCCTGCGCCATTACTATTCAGTTCGTCAATTTTTGAATTTCGATACTCTTTAGCTAATCTGAAAGCAATTTCGGCACCGTGTTTACGTATTGAAAAACTTTTAGATTTCTGTTTACCATCTAAACTTGACCAAGTTACAAAGTATCTACCCGAAAGGTGATCACCCTCTTTTAGATCCCTGATTGAAATACCTGTTTCACCAGATTTATTACTAGAATACAGTGCAGAATTTCTTGAATTTAGACTATTAGTAATAGCTCTTAAATTCCCAATTGAGTTATTAAATGGATTACCGTCGATATGGTCAATCACTAATTCACTTATATTTTCTCTATTGAATAATGAATATACTAACCTATGTGCCGAAAATAATTTACTTTCTACATTTATTAATATTCTAGATGGTTTTCCAAGAGAAAATTTAAAAGTTCCAGATACATCACCTACTTTGACTTTTGAACCTTTTACCTTGCTTTTCCATCTAAGGAAAGTAGGACTAGTTTCATCATAGTATACTCTATTAAGAATAATTTCATTTATTTCTGAGTAGTAAGCAATTGGTTGTAATTTATTTACTAAGTTAATACTGTTCATCTCTATTAATAATGATTCAATTTCTCTCGCCTCATTTTTCTTAAGGTCATCAACTAATATCTTACTGTACCATTGAGATGAGTTAGTAACTTTGTTCCAGTCCTTATTCCTATTAGTGATCTTATTAACTCTAAATCGAGTGCCAGAACCTATGTAGAATAAACTGTTATCATTCCTTCTAAAGTGTGCGTAAACTAAAAATTTATTTTCCAAATCAACCTCACTTCTTTTTACTTCTTTTCTCTTGTTGTTTTTGACTAATTTCAATAGCAACAGAATCAAATAACTTGATAATCTCTACTTCATGTGGCTCAGGCTCTATTTGTAGTAAATTAAAATAATTAGACATTTCAGTATAAGTTATTGGGGACATTCCAAAACCTGAAACTCTACTGTTATTAAGCGCAAGAAACCAGTACCAACACTCTCTGATTGATTCCGGTAATTCTACACAGTTCGCCAATTCTACAGGTAATTTACCAGTCATTCTTTCAACAGCAAGTAGGTGTTCTCTTAAAGATTTACCATCTTGCTGTTGTTCTGATAGTTTAAATTCCTGTTCAGCAAACAATTTAGCCTGCGCTATGTCCTGCTCATTGAAAATTAATTAATTCATCAGAGTTAATTACAATTTCTTCACGAATCCAACTGTGCTCAGCCAAAATTCGCTCGGCATTTTCTCTAGTGAATGGAACTTCTACCCCATTTTCTGAAATACCCCTCCAGCTAATAATACGAGTAATCGCTGATTCAATAGCTAAACTTTCAGCTTCATCTAAGGTAATCTCGTCAACTTCCTTACCTCTACGTTTAGCTGCTTGCTCGCGTACACGGTATTCGTTGTATTTCTTACGGGAGTAAGCACGTACTGTTTTAGATTGTGCTCCGCGAACTTTTACGAACGCTCCGGTTTTATCCTTAGAACCAGGGTATAGTAGTTCAAACTCGTAACCTGTTTCTGATTGTTCTGCTAGGTTTTGTACTTTTAGGTCTAACATGATAGTTCCTTTCAATTGTGTTGTATAATCCAATTAGTATTGGTCTAAATCCTATTATAACACTACTATGTAGAATAATCAAGTCAAATATAAACAACAAAACCTCCAAGGTTTTACCCAAGGAGGTTTCTGTTCCATTAAATGGAGTAAGTTTGATTAGATGCTTGGTTTGCGTATCTTAGATACTTGTATCTTGAATCATGATAGTAGTAGCAGGTAAACCTGTCGCTACATCAGAATTCAGTAAAGCTTGGAATGATTGAGAAGCTACGATACCATTCTCAGCGTCAGCTTTGTCAAAAGAACCTAGCTTCACTTTAGGTAGTACAAAAGAAATTACATCATCTGTCTTACCTTGACCACCAGTTACAGCTACAACGATAGACACAACAGTCTCATCCTTGAAGTAATCACGGAAGACAGCATCTTGGAAATAAGTGCTAATGTTTCCATTAACCTTAATACGACCAGTGAACATATCAGCAATGCTGTTAGAACCTACTACAGTAGCGTTCTCCATTGCACGTTCCACAGTGAAGTCTAAGGAGGTAATCAAAGCTACAGCAGCACCGTTAACAATCAGAGCACCAGATACAGAAGCTAGAGTACTAGTTGTTCCAGAAGCAGTTGGAGAAGTGAAATACTGGCTAGTACCTACTTGAGTAAGGTCTTTACCCATGAAGCTGAAATCACAAGTAACTAAACCAGTAGAAGGAAGTTGTACATTCATTGTACCTACTTTCATACCAGTATAAACTTCAGACTGAGCAATATCAGAATACCATTCTTCAACAGTATAAGAGTCATCAGTGTGAGCAGTCAAAGGTGCTAGAGTCTGCTTACCTGTCACTACAGCGGTTACAGTAGCGATTGGACCCTCTACTACTAGTGGAGTACCTGAGAGCACTCTGACGGTCATTACAGTAGCACTGAGAGCGACTACAAGCAGGTTGTTACCTACGTTAGCTGCATTTAAACCAGCACCGACTAGACGTACTACGCTACCTACGTACAGTAAGTCAGTGATGAAACTTCCAGTAGAACGGGTAATAGTAAAGAATGAACCGCTAGCGGCGATTGTAACAGAAGCAGAACTAGTGGTAATACCTGTGGTAAAATCCTTAGCTAAGATTGATCCCATGAAATCAGAGTAAGAACCTGGGGATAGTTCACCGTTTAGTGAACCATCCGCTGAACGAACACCGTGACGAGAATCAACTAACTGATACGCAGTGTTCATCTCGTTAGATTCGTAAACTTCTTTCTTTAGGTTAAAGTTTCCAGTAACCCTGCGTAAATACTTAGAACCTGCTGCACCGGCTAATACGCCCCATGTACCTGCTCCTTCTTTCTTATACGCGATTTTTTTACTAATGCCTTTACTAAGTGCCATTTTATTTTCCTTTATTTAATATTTGCAAATATTACTATTCAGGCATAGTTGCCGTTTTTCTTACAGGTAACTTAGTACAATTAAGAGTACACTTCACCGATAACATTAATAATTACTGGAATCAGTATCCTGTCTTGAGTAGGAAATACTGAACCTATATGTGGAGTTTTTAGTACATGGATTCTAGTAGTTCCTTCAACCAGTGAAAGACCTTTAGCGAATGTTGCTCTGACAAGTTCTGCTCTGGCGATAACACCAGCAGTTCCTTTACCTTTCATATCAGCGATAAACACTTGCATCTGCAAACGTTCTCTACTGAATCCTGAAGCTAACACTGTATCTTCTGGTTGGCTTATAATAAACTGACAACGCTGATACATAGAATCAACAGGTGGGTTAAACTCCACGTTCTCATATCCTGTTGGAACCGATGGGGTAATTGATGCTAACCTGCGTTCTAGTGCTTTTTTTATATCTAAGATTTCAGCCATTGTTTTCCCTTAGTTGTACCTTTAGTTCTGTTGATAGTACCTAACTAAGTCAATCTTGTAAGTACTTAGAACTTGATCTATTGTTGGTTTAATAATACCTTCGGGAGCCTGATCTGAACCTTGACCAGACTCAAGATATCCGATGTACGGTCCTGTATTACCTAGAGTAATTGTTTCACCTAATGTATAATTCAACATGTGGGTTTGTACTACATTGGCAGCATCTCGACCTGAGTACAGCTCTTGAACGTCTAGATCACCACTTACTGTATCTGGTACTTGCCATGATCCTTGTGCAAATCCAGCTTGATCCAATAATCCACTACCGTTACTCAACCTTCGTTTATATAACATCATGTATTTTTTATCATCACCAAGTGGAGTATTATCAATAGCTGTCAAAGCAAACTGATAAGTGAATCCACGAACCATTTGCTCTAATCTACGTACAGTATCTTTGTGTAATTTATCAAGGTCTTTAATTAGGTCTTCTACATTACACTTTATCATCTGAAGATTCTCTTAATCATTATTAACCTCTAGCTGTTATAATCTTGTATAAAACAATTTCACCGTTGGTTATGTACTCAGATAGACTCTGTACTTTATATTGCAGAGACTTGTAAGTAATTTCGTCGTTTACTTTAGGAGTAAACCCTAGAGAATCATTAGCTAAATAAAACATCACAACTTCTTTACCTACCAAGGTTGGGTAGTTATATGTGTTGGCTACGATTTGTTTAGGAAACATCTGCTTAACGTAAGGCGTTTTAGTGATTGCACTAGTACCTGTTTCTACGTCATATGTTCCTGTTGCAACAGAGTTATAAGTTAAACTTAACCCGTGTATTTGCAGCATTTTTATGCTAGCGTCAAGGAATCTACTCATTTACACCTCGAAATAACTACTGATAGGAAACTTAGAAGAAGCTTCAGTATAAGGGTTAAGTATTACGTTGTTATCAGTGTTTTCGTTGTTGGCTTGCATATCACTAACAGATACACCACCAACATAACCTTGAAGGTCTTGTAAGTAAGGACTTGAGTTAGGATCACGTAAAAACATCTGAAGGGATAATCTGTATTGTTCTGCTGTTTTACTGTTCTTGATACTTAAGATATCTACAGTATCATCCGAGCGCATAGATAAATTCAACAGTATAGACTTTGCTGCGTCAATGGATGCTCGGGGTACACTGTTAGTGTTCTTATCCAAGAAATACTGCACCTCATCGTCTGATAAGATGTAGAGACCTGGGGAGTTATCTTGGACGGTTAATCTGACTTGTTGAATAAGAGTAAGTGTTGCCATTGTTTGTCCTTGTATATTTCATTCAACTGCGGTAATAAGCCTTCATTAAACCATTCAGTAATTCTAACATAATAATCTGAATAAATCAAAATACTATGTTAGAAAAGCTCCCGAAGGAGCTAATCTAATTACTCAATGTTAATTGGAAGTTGTACCTTTTACAACTAATTGAGGTCTGCGAATAACGTGAGTCACGTTAAACTCTCCATCTAAATCGATACCCTGACCCTTTGGATCACGATATGCCCAGAGATATCCAGCTTCAGCGATTGTATTAACGAAGTCCATACGGTTAGCAGGACCAAAGTAAGATACGAAAGTATCAGAAGTACCAGTAGGTACGAACACAACTTCACCAGCAGGAATTAGACGCTGACCAGCTAGAACAGTACGAACTTCAACGAAACGGATACCAGCGTATGTAAACTCACGGTATAGACCGTTGTTACCACCAGCACGGTTACGTTGGATCAATTGACCTTCAGTAGCGGAGAAGTACTTGTAAGCTTCTACAATCTTAGCGTGAG